TCCAGGTGAGATATCCCCTCAGCACACTTCTCATCGTCAAAAACGCATTTAGGGAGGATTTCACGGACAGACTCGATACCGGTATCAACGCCGACTTTTGGCACAACCTTGAAAGTCATCGAATACACCTGGCCATCGATTTCGTAACCCTCCCGCGCCAGCTCCTTCCGTGATTTAGCATCAGAGCCAAACTCTCGGTTTTCAATATCGTGTGGCCCCCAGTGCTCGCCGTACTCATAGCCACGGTCTTTTAGCACCTTCATGTAGTGCCTCAAACCCTCGCCAGAGTTCTCGTAGTAGTCGATGACATGAAACTCTTCACCAACCTCACGAACGAACCAGATAGCAGTTGAGTCACCCACGCCGATATCCCAGAACGTGTGAACCGGGAGGTGAGAGTTGTCGGGAAGTGAACCGATCCGCTTGTTGGTATACAGCCAGCGGAACTGCTTGGCGTAGTACGCCCCCTCTACCGACTGTTGGAAGGCTTCAGCGGGTATGCTCGGATACTCACGCTTCATGTCGTCGCCTAGAGTCTTCTCTTTGGCGAGATACCAGGCCTTCTGGCGTTCATTTAACGTGACGCCATACTTGGCTTCCAGTTCGCTGAAGTAGTCAGCCAGGCGCTCTGGGAGGCTTTCTACCGGGTTGATTGCGTACTGAGGATTCTTCCACCAAGTGAAGAAGAAAAATTTCCAGTCAAGGTTTGATAACGTTTTGCCCTGCAGCTGTGCTTTCTCGGCCGCCTGGCAATAGTCGAAGAAATACCCAGCACGCCCTTCGGCTGTACTCTCGATAGTTGTAAAGCAATCTGTCGATACTGCCTCAAAGGCGCCAGTGACGATTTCACGGGCCTTGTCCGGGTACTTAGCGCAGATCTTGCCGAACTCAGAAACGTGCAGGTAACGCAGCGTGCCGCCACGAAATGACGTGCTGACGTAGAGAGAGCCGCCATTATTAAAAACAAGCTCACCAACTGCGTCGTTCTTTGCCGGGTTCGCCTTTCTGATCAGCGCCGGCAGGTTGTCGTAGGCATATTTGACCTTTTCCCTAAACAAGCGCTTTGCGTCGTTTAAGGTGTGGGCAATCAGCGCGCATTTGGCTGATTCGAACAACGCGGCATCGAGTTGGACAATACAAACCAGCGTCGTAAAGCCGAGCTGTCTGGCCTTTAGGATTATGTTCCTGGTGTGTACGCCTTCGAAGTATTCGAGCTGCTCAGGGGTCATCCTGAACTTAACCTTCTTCCCCGATTTGTCGGTAATGAAGTAAAGGTTGTTCAGGCGCCAGAATCGATTTTTAAGGTTCTTCTTCAGCTCGCTGAATTGCTTGTTGAGATCAGCCATAAATCACGCCTCAGAAGATATCTCCTTCAGTAGCTCAGCCATCTCATCAGCGATGGTGTGCTGGGTTTCAATCTTTTGCTTGTTGGTATACGCATCGCCGCACTCTTTCGCGGCCTGCTCGACGATCTGAGCGGCCAATGCGTAGTTCTTCATGGTTTCGGTTCGCGTTGCCATGCGATCAAGAACGCGCAGCCGGTAGGCCTTGTTGGCGATCGGAATATCTGAAATTTCTGTCTTGAATCGCTCCCGCGTCGTATGGAACAGGTCTACCCACTTCTTAGCCAGCGACTTGCCGCCAACCTTTGTCGGGTCGTGAGATTCAACCTGCTGACGCGTGATTTTTAGCCCAAACTCTTTTTGGACAGACTCTACCACCAACGTAGGGGTGTCAAAGCACGCAAGCGACTGAATGATGAAGGCTTTTACATCTGGTTTTAATGCAGCCATAAATCACCATCCGTCCAATACAGTCCAATATTTACGCCAGCCTCAACATGCAGTTACCGCACGCCCTGGCAATGTTTAGTTGTGCCACCTCCGCAGGCCTGTTGGCCGCATCAACCAGTTCCTGAACTTCCACGCTGGCGCCATACCGACGAACTACGCCAACAAACTCTTCAACGTCGTGGTCGCGAAGCTTCAGCACCGGCTGGCCTTCCTTGTTGAATTTCGGTGCGCCGAAATCGTCTGTTGCCTGCGCGATGTGGTAAAGCTCATGCTCGACCAGGGCGCAGAACTCAGCATCAGAGCACTGTGAGCAGTAGTCGGCAGCCAGCGTGATGATGAATTTCGGTACCTCGCCGAACCACTCATGCATCTGCTGTTCCATCCTGGCCTTCTGCCAGCCGCCGGCGCGCATCGCTACCTCTTCAGCCTGGCCGAGCACATGGCGTCCTTTCTTCTCAAACGCGGACGATGCCCACATAAAGCGTAGATCGGCGTCTGCAAGGTGTCCGTGGTCTGAGTTAAACAGGCTGCCGGCTTCGTCGATAATTTGATGCTTTATCCACTCCTGCACTTCGTTTGCAGGCACCATGCCGATGTATGGCATCAGTTGATGGGACTCGATGAACTGCAGGGGCGGATATGGTCGCCGAGCATGGCTTTCATCCTGCGTTTGCTTTGCCATGACTTCCTCCTGCTGGTTATCGGTAGCATTGAATCAGCCACTCACTGAATGGCTGCCGCGATGCCTGCTATGCCTCGGTGTCGAACAGCGCCAGGGCTTCTTTGCTTTCCTGAATAGCTTTGACCGTCTTAGCGACAATCTCACTCTCCGTAAAAACACGCGCAAACTGCTGCTGGAAGATCGCGTTCTTGAGCGCATCGTCGCCGACAAACTCAATGGCTTTCGCTGCTGCCGCGGTGTCGTAATTAACTAGTTCAAGTAACCGAAGACGGATTGTTTGGGCTGGGGTGTTCTCTACAGTGCCTGACATATAGATTTTCCTGTTCAATGGGCATAAAAAAACCCGCCGGAGCGGGTTCAGTCGTTTGGATAAAGTATGCCGTCAATCTGCCGTTGCAGGTTACTTTTTCACCTGCTGGCTGTAGTCCTGAATCGTGAACTCGATCGGCGCTGACTCTGGCTTCATGAGCTCAGATAGGCTTGGCCCTTCTTTCTCAAGCCCTACGTAAATGAGCGCCTGCTTTGCACAAATGACAACGAAAGCGAGCAACAACAGTTTTCCGAAAAAGTTAAGAAGCCTCGCCATCATGCGTAATCCCGTTCTGGTTTATTTAACCCATATATACATGTAGCGCACTGTTCACACCATTAAGCATGCCTCAGTGCTCAGTGAATGCCACCTGTAATGCTATCTGAGGCAAACCTGATTGATGTAATCCTGCAATCCGGCGATCTGCTTATTGGCTATTTCGATTCGCTCTCGGAGACGGAAATAATCCCGTTGAGCGGTGTCAGTAAGTCGGGGGCCGGTTGCATCAGCCATGCCGGCGGCCCCGGTGGTTGGGCATGTGGCGGCGAGCTGCAGCTTGCGAGTGCCAGCGGCAACAGCGCGCTGCAGATCATCAATCTGATTCTTGGCATCGTTTAGCTCCTTGGTGCGGTGCTCGTCGATGGCTGCCACCGCGCGCTGTGTGCTGTTCTGCCAGTCGAGCTGGCCAGATAGATGGCTGTTGGCCGTTTGCAATTTGTCGCGTTCGTGGCGCAGAGCCTGATTGCTGATAGCGAAATACGCCAGCAGGCAGAGCACCACGGCCACGATTGCAGCCTGCCAATGCTCTAGCGGCCACTTCATGACAAAAACATCTCACGTTCTGCTGCGCGGCGTGCCACCAGACCATCAAGCCGTTTACCTCCAGCATTCACCCACCGCCCGAATTGGTCTGCTGCGCCTTGCTTGTCGCCAGCATTCAGCTTTTTCAGAAGCGTGGATGTGCTCAGCGACCGCAAGCCGAGGTTATACGCAAAGCTCACCAGCGCATCGAATTGCCCCTGAGTGATGCGCGCCTTCACCAACTGATTAACGCCCTGCTCATACTGCACAACGCCGCATTTCAGTAGTCGATCGGCAGTCGCCTGATCAATCTGCATGCCTGGGCCGATCTTCTTACCGTCAACCGGTTGCGTCCATCCGTAACCAATCGTCCAGACGCCCACCGAATCCTGATAGGCTTTCAACCGCAGGCCTTCGAAGCGCTTGATCAGCTCAATGCCGTTTTTACTTATCTGCATTCTGATTGCCCCCACCGAAGCGATTGCCAACGTAACCAGACAAGAAAGAGCTGAGTTTCTTCACGCCGACAAAACCAATAAAGCCACCGATACCTACCGTTAAGGCCTTCGGCACGTCGAAATAATCCAGGGCTGAGTAAGTGGTCAGTGCCAAGGCGCCACACATCAAGCCTTCGAATATGGTCTCTTTCCAACTGCTGCCGGCATACGCCATCCGAAGAACGGCCATCACGACAGCCATGACGACGCCTCCAATCGGCACGTCACCGCGCCACCAGGCCGCAAGAATGTCGCTGAGCTCTGCCCAGTTATGAGGGTTGTTTGGCATCTTCATGACTCCACCTCCCGGTTATCGGGCTGTGCTGTTTGTAGGAAAGGATCAGCCACCAGCCGTAAACGCTGCCGGTAAGAGGGTGTGCCGTGTGTGTCGTCCGTTGGCTGGGGCTGAAATGCAAAAAGGCCACCCGAAGGCAGCCTTTGAAATTTTTGAATCCACCTTAACAATCAGACGGATTTCTAGTGTTAGAAAGATAATCACCCAGTTTTCAGAAAAAGTAAATAGCTCGCGATAAAATATTGCACTATTTTTTCATGCGCTATGCAGTTACTCGCTGCAATACCCGCTCCGCGTGACTTTCTTCGCTCTCCAGAATGCGAATTAAGCCGTCATAAAATGGCTTAACGGTTTTATCCCAGGTCGCCGAGGAAATAGCATCCGTGACCTGTTGCACAGCAGCGTAGGCGTGTGACGCTGGTATGCGCTCATAACCACGGCCTGAGCATCGCTTGCAGTCTCTTCTGACCGGCACCCCCTGCTTTGCTGTCTCCTTCTTATCGACTGCAGTACCTCTGCCAGAGCAATCACGGCAGGCCGTCGATATCTTGCCTTTCCCGTTGCAGTTTTTGCACTTAACGCGAACAATCTCTCTCAGTTCCCGGCGTACTTCATACTCGGAAGGTCTGAAGCCCTCCACACCAAAACGGATCGACGCTTTGACAAGCTCTTTCGCAGGGAAAGGGGTGTGAACTTTATTTGTGAATACTTCGGTCTCAATAAATCCAGTGCCGGAGCAGCAATCACAAGCAACCTCACTCGATGCGCTACGGGAGTAATCAAGGAAGGCGAAAACTGATAGCGCCAGAACAACGCGAACTCGTGTCTCATCCTGCAGCTTTCTCAGTGGCGCCACGCGAACTGATTCAGCCATGCCCTTCTCCGCCAGCAGTGTCACCGCCTTGACCTTATCGGCATCGCTGACACCCATTTTCCCCATGAATGCCGAAAGACCCAACTCCGCCTGCGCCTGGCACATCCCGAACGCCGCCATCACGTCAGTACCGGTCAAAGAGTCCGAAGCCGTCGCGCGCGGTGAGTCGCTAAAGGTCGGTGATTTCGGTGCAAAGTATTTTGGAATCGACTCTAATCTCATGCTATTACCCCTATAATTATTTGGCCTACTTCGCCCCAAATCTTTGTTACTCGACCGTCCCAAATGCGGCAGTCGTCCTCAAAAATGGCATCCAGCAATGCCTTCTCCAGATTGTCCTTGTCCGGCTTCTGTTGATGCGGTTTTCCGGCCATCTCAGCGCGTTTCTTCTTGCTCCAGCTTGGCGGCATCGGCATAACGAAGGTAACGTGGTAGCCGCTTTCGGGCAGTGATATGCGGTTGTGTCGCACCTCATCGCAGAAAGCGCGATAACGCAAAACGGGCGGGCGTAATGCCCAGCGATCACGCTGAGTCATTCGCGGCTTTGGTACTGGAATGATGCTGTAGGTTTTCACGCGTTTTGCGCCTCCATCAGTTGGCGATATTCACACTGCGCCGGGATCGTCAGACGAAGTCCGCGCTGATGTGCCCACATGTCGATTTGCTCCAGGTAGCGAGTCATTTCCCCGGTGTCGAGTAGCTTGGTCGATTTCACGTAACGCGTTTCCCCCATCTGTTGCACGACAATTACAACGGTGTGTTCGGCGTCAATTACAGTGCGCGAGGTACGACCAGTAGATATGTAACTTTTTTGATGGCGACAATTACCATGGCCGCTTTCGCGTCAATTACAGCGATGTT